GCGCACGTTCACATGCCAGCCGGGTACAGGCTCCGTCTCAAAGATTGAGCCGCCATCTGAGTTAATGACAACGCCAGTCTGCCTGTAGATGCTGCCAACAACATCCACCGAAAAGCCAAACTTTGGCACAAGAGCATCATTCACTTTGTCAAACAAAACCGACTCGGCCTCTGCTTTACTGCTGAACTTTAGGTTCTTATCCATTAGTTAACCAATAATTCTGACTGCGGAAACCACGCAGGATCAAACGGCTCAACCACAAAGCCAACCACACCAACCATCACCGCATCCGACGGCTTAGGAAACACCCACTTACCGCTGACAGTTTCCTGCGCTACAGCCCAAGACGTTGTGTAGCCTTCCACGACGTTTTTGACCCCAGTTGCGGCATTGATTCCAAAGATCGGATAGTGGCGTGTAGACGCATCCGTCTGGATCATTTCCGCAGGTGTCAGGTCGTCCTTCACGACCACCTCTTGCGTATCCACATTCACCAGATCATGCGATGGGATCGCTGCAACCATGTTGGCGTAGATCGTCTCAAGAGCCGTGTTAGCAGCGGCTTGCGTATCAAAAACTAGGTAGTCGTTCATACTGTTGGAGGTGCGTTTTTGTAAGGGTGACTTGCTGGCAGGTTGGATTGTAAGCCCCACCTCCAAGCTAGGTAACCTTCAAGTTTTTGTCGGTTTGTGGTGGACAACGTGGTCGGTACAACCAACATTTCGCTTATTGATCCGTTAAGAAAAGCGTTATCACCCGCTAAGACCACATTAAACACATTTCCAATTGAAGCTCCAGCGCCATTGCCTATGGAATCTGCGCTAGTACCAACACCGTCTGCATCTCCATTTATATACAGTTGAAAAGTGTTACTTGTACGAGTGACCTCAAGGATGCTTTTTACATTTAACGCTACAGTTGCAGAAGAAGTTGCAATAGTTGTTGCGTTGGTGCCGCCATACCCTAAATTTCCGGCTGGCAAAATCCGAAACGTAAAATCTGCACGGACAGCATAAATGTGCTGAGTAAGAATTTCGGAACCCCATGTGCTAACTCGTGCAGTTGGGTTGACTACAGCAAGAATCGCAAAATCGTTAGTACCGTATCCGAACGTCCCAGAAGCGTCGTTTGAACCAAAAGTAAGTACGTCAGAACCGTCAACAAAGCTAATATTTGAACTTGAGTACGCAGGCTGATTTGCTGCCGTAGCCTGCGTAGCATTCCGCGCATTTCCACTTTTGTCCGCCCACTGGCTCACAGTTGAGCCATTCAGCGTTATGGTACTGGTGTCCTCAGCATCAAGCCATAGCGCGGTTGAAATTTCAGTGGGTCGCCATAGCTTGGGCCCACCAAAAAGAGTGCCGTCCCAGCGATATGGGTGGTTGTACGGCAGTGCGTTAACTAGTTCCATTGGCACGTTAAACCCCTCCCCATTTCCACGCTAAGTAACCTTCAAGTTTTTGTCGGTCTGTGGTGGAAAGCAGTGTATTAGCGACTACAATTTCAGACATATACCCGATCATACCTTCACCACCTGACGATCCTGAGTACCCGATTGTTGTTGTTGTATCAAGATATGTAATCGTAGAAACTGTTTGTAAAGGGTCAGCAACCCCATTAACAAAAAACTGAACGCTTGTTGGATTATATGCAAGCCCACTAATAACTTCTTGGTAAACTGGGGTTGGTAGTGTTACGCTTTGAGCAATAAAATAATTGGCTTGCGCTAACAATTGTAGAGTAGTAGCTAAGTCTCTAAATTGACGGCCCGTTTGTGCAGACGCTCCAAGCAACGTACAATTAGTTGGGTAATATACTACCTTGTACACCACAAAAATTGTCTCAATTGCGGGAGCAGCAGTTAAGCTTGACATCATGCCTTTTACGCCGTCAAACAGTAAAGCGGGTTTAGCGCCTAAGCCGTTACTCGTGTAAGTCGGCTGACTTGCTGCCGTAGGCTGCGTAGCATTCCGCGCATTCCCGCTTTTGTCAGCCCACTGGCTAACCGTAGACCCGTTCAGCGTGATTGTGCTGGCATCAGCAGCATCAAGCCACAATGCGGTTGTAAGTTGCGTAGGAGTCCAAAACGCATTACTTCTGGTGCCCTGCGCAATCGCGCTTAGGCGAGTTGCACGTAATCTCATGTTGCAGTTAGCTCGCTGATATACAAGGTGCCGTCCAGAGATGCTCGGATTGCTGCGATTTGCGTATTAGCCGCAACATCAAAATCCAACCGCTCCCCTGCACCAATGTAGTGACTGGTTGAGCTGGCCGTTTGTGCCCCAACACCCACCGCAAAAAACCCGGCTATCGTGGCATAAATGCTTACTCTGCGAGTCGTGGTTGTCAGTGCAATGTTTGTGCTTGAGGCTCCCATTGCAACAAGACGAGAGACACCCAGTGCTGCCAACGTATCAACCGGCATAAGCCCAGAAATTGACTGCGCTGGGATTTTGGTGTCGATATTAGAGAGGCTTGTGTTACCGGTTGTTTGAGCTGCGCTGGTGGCTGCGCCAGTAGGCAAAGACACAGTGCCAGTCACGTTGGCAATGTTCCAAGTGCCCGCTTGAGCGGCCTGTACTGCAAAAGTTCCAGTGCCAACCACCGTGGCATTCAGGTTTGCAGCAGTAGCTTGCGTTACCGTAAAGTTGCCGGTTCCAGCATTAGCAGTCACAGTGCCTGATACAGGTACCGCGCCTTGATCCGACGCCACCACCACGGCCAAGCTGTTTGCCATTGTTTTCTGGCCCAGCGTGGCAGGAAGTTTTCCTGACATCGTTGATATGGTGCTATCAGTCGCTGCCCCGGTCGGCAAGCTAACTGTTCCTGTGACATTTCCAATGTTCCAGGTGCCTGCTTGAGATGCTTGAACAGCAAAAGTTCCCGCGTTTGTGACTGGATGTGACGGAACCGACGCCAAAGATACAGGAATTGTCGATTGATCCGACGCAACAACAACCGCCATGCTTTCGGAAGATGCTTTTTGCCCAATGGTGGCTGGCAGTTTTCCTGACATTGTGGAAACGGTGCTGTCGGCTGCCGCCCCGGTCGGCAAACTGATCGTTCCCGTAACATTGCCAATGTTCCAAGTGCCTGCTTGGGCTGCTTGAACCGCAAACGTGCCGGCATTAGTTACTGGATGCGACGGAACCGATGCCAGCGATACGGGGATGGTGGATTGATCCGACGCCACCACCACAGCCATACTGTTTGCCGTGTTTTTCTGGCCCAGCGTGGCTGGCAGTTTTCCGGACATTGTGGAAACGGTGCTGTCGGCTGCCGCCCCGGTCGGCAAACTGATCGTTCCCGTAACATTGCCAATGTTCCAAGTACCGGACTGCGTAGCGGATACAGAAATAGGGCCTTGATCTGAAGCAAATACGGTAGACAAGCTGTTGGCACTTGTCTTTTGCCCCAAAGTTGCTGGCAGTTTGCCGGACATGCCAGACAAAGTACTTTCGGTTGCCGCGCCGGTAGGCAAAGACACCGTACCCGTCACGTTGGTGATGTCCCATGCCCCAGACTGTGTAGCAACCACAGGAAACGGGTTAGTAGCAGACGCATCTACCGCCGATCCATCAACCCCCCAAGACACCTTCACACGCGGGTACTGGACTCCGGAAATATCGTCCGTCGCCATCGTCGTGCCAGAGCCCTGACTTACTTGAATGTTATCTGCCATGCTATTTCCTTACGTTGTTTGTACAGTCAAACCGATCTGCAGTAGCGTGTGTGCCAGTCCTGGCTGTGGTGCTGCCACATACGTTAGACTTTGCAATTGGGCGTTGTTCAGGCGACTGGCGTAGTATTTGAAGGAGCGGAGGTGTCCGTTGAGGTAGCCTGTTGTATCGTCTCTACCTAAAAGCAATCTGTTTAGCCCTGTCGGAACTGTGACTGTGGTGTCGGCTGTTCCGACTATCCCGTTGGCCGCCGTCACAGAACTGTTTGTTGCAAAAGCGAATGCCGACTTACCTAAAACGGTTGGCAAAACAGCGACGACGTTATTGCCTTGAGAGACACCGCCAAAGATAAGAAACGAGTTGATTAGCGTAAATGCCGCGCCAGTACCGCTTTGAATACGGTTATCGTTTGTCCCGTCGTCAAGTCTAAAGAAAGCCACATCTAAAGTGCGCGCCCCCGTTAGCGTAGGCTCCACAAAAACAGTCCCCTCCGTCTGGTTATACCAACTAGAGAAGTTTGTTCCCGTAACAGACGCCACATCCGCTGCGCGGGTTGCTGCGGTTGTAGTGGTGGGGATTACGCTGGTGGCAAAGGCGCCTAGCTCTAGCTGGGGTAGGCCAATGCGGATGGTAAAGTCTATTGCTGCACCAGTTAACGTAATTCTAAAGTACGCATTTAGAAAAGCCGTCGTTGCTCCGCCGTTTGTTGTAGCTGTTTTACTTTGGCGCGTCCCACCCAAAGCTGTTGTCGTTACTGTGTATGCAGTAGAAACTTGTTCCGAAACAAAAGCGTTTGCGCTTGTTCGCTCTTCAAAAACTGTTGCAATTGAACTTACGCCTGTTGTTGATCCTGCCGCCAATGCAACAAATAAAGAGTGCGTCCACGCCTGCCCTGTAATTGCGGCAACTCCATTATTGGCTTCGTCTAAAAGCAAATATGTGCCTGCTGCGCTTGGTGTGCCGCTAAGGCGAATGTCAATGTAGCTGACCCCGGTTTCTGTGCCTGTGCCAACAACTTCACGAGTCAAACCCGTCAACGCAGTAGATGTTGACCAGTTCGTAGGCAACGTCCCCGGCGCCCCCGCCACAGCCCCCTGCATCGTATTGTTACGAATGCTGTTCGTCCGCTGCTCCTCAATCAGCAGCCCCTTGGGTGCAATCGTTACAGGGTCGTAGTCAAACCGTGGGGTGTCGATTGCCGCACTCGTAAGCACGCCGGAACTGTTGACGTAGGTGCCGGTGCTGGCCCGCGTGAACGTAATCCTCGGGTCAAGTAATCCGCTAAGAAAGTTGAAGTCCAGTGCCGCACGCAGCGCTGCTCCAACCCGTCTGGGAAAACCAAACCCAAAGCCAAAGGACATTTTAGTAAATCCCCACTAACGACGTCGCCGTAGTGCTTGTTGCAAAAACCCGAATGACCTGCACAGGAATCACGACACCCGCCAAAACGCCAACAAACGTCACATCGTCGCCCTGCGCTGTCAACACACGCACATTCCCCGCAACACCGGCGTAGACAACCGCCGGGTTGGTCAGATTGACGGTGTCACTTGGCGTAATAGCGACTGCCCCGCCCGGGTACATAGGGAACGTCGGGCTGTAGTTAGTCTTTGCCATTACCGGCTCCTAATTAAGCGCTAGGGGGGTTCTGAGCACCGTTGTCTGCACGTTGAGCGTAAGCGACCGTGACGATTGCACGACCAGCAGTCAACGTAGCCGTACCAACAGCGATACGCACGTAGATCGTCGTGTCAGCCGTGGTGGAGGTTTGCCAAGCCAGTTGGGTCGCAGCAGTAGCAGTGCCCGTGAAACGGCCACCAGCGGTCGTAGCAACAGCCGCCATCAACTCAGCGCCGCCCGCAGTCGTACCGGCAGAAATCGTCGTCGTACCCGCAGTGGCAGCAACAACTTGATCAACAAAGATGTTGATGATCTGGGTGCCTTTGGGGACGATAAAAGGAACAACGTCGATGTTACCAACGATGGAACCGGTCAGGTCACCCGTGTCGTAGGATTGGCTCAAGTTGACCAATCCGGTATTGCGGCCAGCACCTTCGCGCACGGTGCCAGAACGGATCGGGCCGGAAAATGTAGAAAAACTCATGGTGATCTCACATGCGAGTTAAGCGAGCCTGTCTGCATGTCGTCAGCCGGGACTGTCAGACTCGCCGGGGTTCCCGGGGTTACACGGTTATATCACTTTGGCGAAGATGGGGCAAGCAACCGCTAAAAACGTACGTTACAAACTTAGTTACAGGTATTGTTTTGATCTGTAACGCTCGCTGGTTTTATACCTATCAGGCAAAGAAAAAGCCCCCGCAAGGGGGCTTAAAATCTAGCTAAGTGCTTGATTTTACTGGGGTTTCATCAGGTAGAACCAGAGGAGCCCCACAGCCCCAACGCATCACTCCAGCCAAAGCTGTACCGTTCACGAGCTTTGTAACGCACGTTACCGGTATCAAAATCACCGTCCATGGAGGTTGCCATAGGCGAACGCTCAAAGTGCTTCAGGCCGTTGGGCACGTCGGTCAGCAAGAACCAGCCGTTCACGTCGGTCAAGAAGTGGTTGACGCAGTAGCCTTCAGGAATGGCGCCCAACTGTTTGATAGCGTTGATATCGTTATCAGTGGTCGAGACGCGCAGTTCCGTGTCCATCAGACGCTTGGCAACGAACATGTACGCTGGGGGAATGACCAGCTTACGTGGCTTGGCAGCGATCAGCAGACCACGCTCGTCAGTCCAGGCAGCGATTTGAATGATCGCGGCTTCCAGGGAAGTCTCGTTCAAGTCGACGCCAGTGGCGGGGCTGTTGTAGTTAACAGAGCCGTTGACCAGGGGGTGGCCGACACGGGAGCCGCCGGAATTGACGCCGCACAGGGAGACACCGTCGCCGCCAAGGAAGCTGCCGCTGAACGCATTGTTCAGAACGGAAGCGCCCTTGACTTGCTTGGTGTAAGCCATACCGCGAGCCAGAGCCTTGGTGTAGCGGGCAGACAGACTGTCATACAGGTTGTCTTCCACAGCTTCTTCAGTGATGGAGAAGCCCAGGGCGATGGTTTCGTGGGTGTAGCGGGAAGTGAAAGCTTCTTGCGCATTGTCATAAGCAATGGCAGCGCCTTCGTTCTTCACCGGGGCTGCGCCGAAACCGGCCAGCTTGGTTTCTTCTTCAAAGCTACGTTCCGATTTCTCGATGTCGTAGATTTCCTTGTGCTCTTCGCCGTAGCGAGCGTACTCCAAGCCGAACAGTGCGTTCAAGCCGGGCAGGAGTTCCTTAAGCAGTTGTGCGCGTGAAATAGCCATTATTTACTCCTTAGACGCCGGTGGCGAGGTAGTACGAATGCGTGCTGTGATTGAACTTCACCAGGAGTTCTGGGAAAGCATCAGTCTCAGTGCCAGCAACCACGCCAACAACGCGCATTGCCAAGGTAGCGGTCAGCGCCAAAGAAGCGCCGTTAACGCCAACAACCAAATTGACGCCAGAGTTACCGGTGGACGTGCTACCGGCAGTGGAGAAGCCCAGAGCAGCGTTCTTGCCGACTGCGCCAGCAGCGCCGTTGGTCAGAGTGCCGAAAGCGGCAGTGCCTTGCACTTGGAACACCAGATCAGGATCGTCCGCAACAACGAGAAACACGTCTGTGTAGCCGTTGGTGATCGCGTTAGCAGGCAAGAACTGAGCGAAGGTGGGCTGCTTGGTGGCGGGGTTAACGTACCGAACACCCAGGCAAACACCGACGATACCGGCGGTGGTGCCGGCAGTGGGGGTCGCAGCCAAAGCTGCCGGATTACCTGCCGAAGACAGTTGAACCACGTCACCATTGAAAATAGCGGCGGAGTTGTTGGTAGACAGCTTGATTTCGCGAGTAGAACCCGCGTAAGACTGCCCACCAATCAAGTTTACGGGCTTAAGCCCGTAGGGAGAGAGCGTTGCGGCCATATAAGACTCCTAGTTAAGTACCAGAACCAAAACTCCCGCCGCCACGACTGGTCGAAGATTTCTTCTCCGAGAACAGCGGCATACGGGGGTCGTTGTTTCGCATAAAGTTGTTGTCGACTGAGTCCACCTGCGCTTGTGCTTGGTTGGCGTAGTAAGCGTCACGGGCTTGCGCACGTTCTTTGGCCATCTTGCAGAGCATGAGGCCGCCGATTTCGACGTTTCCTGTCTTGCTACCAAGCAACATCAGTTCAGGGTGGTCAGACGCCTTGACCGGTTCCCAACCTTCGCGCAACTTCTTAGACACGTTGGTAGGATCAGACTGTCCCAGAACGTGCGTCGCTACCCAGCGATACACATACCCAGGCTCAGGAGTAGGGTCAGGCAAGGTACTCGGGGGTGTGTACACCATACGAGCAGTTTTTTCGCGTGATGCCAGATCACGGGGTGTGCGGGAAGTTGCTTCAGCCATTTGATTTCTCCATTTTTGCGATTTCAGCCGCGTATTGCTGTGGGGTAAGACCGAACTTGCGTGCCAACGCGACTTGCGTAGACGTAAGCTGAATCTTTCTTGCACCAGTGGAGCGAGTCCCCGGCGCCACGACGGTTGCTGGCCGCTTGGATCCATCACCGGACTTTTGAGTATTGTCCGAGCCAAAGAAATCCGAAAACACCGAACGCATGCGAGCATCAATTTGCTCGAAGTACTCATCAGAGCGAGGGTCAACCCCCGAATTCACTAGTTTTTGATGCAGCCCTAGTGAGAAGCTGGTCATTTCCTCGTGCCCCGCAGCCCCAAACCACTGGTTTTTTGCCTGCCAGCGCAGAGTCTTGTCATCGACTTGGGGTGCCTGTTGCACTTGTTGAGGGATTTGTACCACTTCTTCTTGAGGCTGTAAAGCGACCTGCTTTGCGTACTTAGCCTGTTGAAGACGTAGTTTGGCATCCGCCATTTCTTCTTGAGCCGAAATAATCGCATCAGTATCAAAAGCCTCGTGCGCGGCCTTCAATTTCTTACGTGCGTTATCCAACTCCATCTCTGCGGCAGAGCTGGCGGTCTCGGCGTACTGCTTGGCGCCTTCGTTGTACTGATTCTTGAGTCGGCGGTTCTCGTCGATCAGCGCTTGGGCGATCCGTTCGAGTTCTTGCTTCTCGCGCAGCGTCGTTTCTTTGGCGCGGCGCTCATCGTGTCGTGCATGAGTAAGCTCTTTGATACGCTTCTTGACGCCGTCGGAGTACGCCTCCAGCTCATCATCAGACGGGTCGCTAACTTCACGATCCAGCGGCTTGCGGCCACGGTCTTTTGCAGGAGTGTCGTCAACGATCTCGACTTCAAAGGCGTCATCCGCTTCAACGGAGACCTTCTTGTCTTCTTCATCCGGGAACTTGTATTCTTCAGTCATGGTAGCTCCTTATGCAGCGCGGCTAATGCCACGGGGGTCGTCCACAACAGCGTCGATCTGGTCATCGTTGAGCAGCCGGAACTCTTTGCCGTAGATCTTGAACCGGGTGCCAGAGTAGGTACGAACAAGTACGAAGTCGCCTTCCTTACACCACGCGCCGGAAGGGAACTTGGCTGCATCCTTATATGCGTCGGGGCCTACCTTCAACACGAACATCACGGTCGTCGCATGCTCTTCAGACTTCATGAAAGACTCGGCCTTAACGATCGAGGAATTTTCAAACTTGTCTGAAACATCAGGAACTACGCACAGAAGTTTGTAGCCCGTAGGTTGGGGAACCTGCGTGGCCTTTTGCTCTTGCGGAGCATCTTCCGGCTTGTCGATGGGTTGAATCGGTTCGGGCAGGCTGACACCTGGGGGCAAAATGAGGTTACTCATCTGATTGTTCGACTTTCTCTAGCAAGGTCAAAAGGTGGGACTCGGCGATCGCTAGACCTTGAATCACGCCGCAGAGTTTCTGATACTCGTCAAACGACCGACAACCCCCTCCCGAGAGGTCGTCAGCGTAGTTATTCATGTCCGTGCGTAGCTTATCGCGCAGTACGCGTGCGAAGTCTTTCATCATGACGGACATTACTCCTTAGTCGTTTTCTTCTGTTGGCTCTGCATGGCGGCTTGACGCGCCTGCATAGCGGCTTGCTGTTTGCTCTTGGCGATGTCGATGCCCATGCGCACGCCTTCGCGTTGTTGCTGGTCTTGGCGACTCTGCTGCTTGTACTCGACGTCCTTGCTGATCTTGAGCATGTTGAGTTCGGACGTGTTCTCCATCTTTTCGCGCTCGATGTCGATGCGATCGGACTCGGCAGCCGCGTTGACCTGCATCTGCTTTTCCTTGATGTCCAGCTCGCGGGAGCGAAGCTGCAGTTCTTGCTGCTGCATCTGCAGCACAGGATCCTGGGCTTGTTGCTGGGCTTGCTGTTGTGCAGCCATTGCTTGGTTCTGCTGCAGCACCTGCTGGGCAGCCTGGGCCATCATGCCGGACATGGCGATCTCAACTTCTGGTGGCAGCTTCTCGTCTTCTGGCGGCAGGGCCATACCGAGCTGTTGCTCGATCTTCTGACGGTAGCCATAGCCAACGTGCTCGGCGATGTGTGCTTGGATGGCTCCAAACATGGCCTGCGCCTGGGGGTTCTGCCCCATCAGCTTCTGAACCACGGGATCCTGCATCATCGCGGTGTGTACCTGGATGTGGGCCTCGTGATCCTGGTGAATGAACGCCTTGAGGGGCTTGCCCTTGAGCACGAACATGTTCTCGGTCACGGGGTCGACGGGCTTCTGATCGTCCGGCAGCGCGACTAGCTTCTCGGGGTTCTTGATGCCCAGAACCTCCAGCATGCCTCGGTGCAACTGGGGCAGGTCGTAGATCTGTGGCGCGCTCTGGGCGAGCTGGATGACTGCTTGGTACTGTACGACGCGCTGTGCCAGCGTGGACGCGTTCGGGTCGGACACCGGGATGATATCGACATGCTTGAAGTCCTCTTTGCGAGCGCTCTGGCGACCGGTCTCAGGCTCGTAGCTGTAGTCCTCATCGGCGTAGTCGGCGATGATGTCTTTGATCAGGCCCAGTTCTTGCTTGAGTGCATAGTGAACCCGTGCCTGCACAGCCGTCATGACCTTGAGCTGGCGCTCCAGCAGTGCCAGGGTGGTGCCCACCGGCGCCTGGGCTGACATGTCGCTGACCTGCATGTCGGCGGTAGCTGCGAAGCGACGGCCTTCTTCAACGATGGTGTTGAGCAGGTTGTACAGCGTGCCGCTTGGTTCTTTATACGGCAGGGGCAGGATGCTGTCGCGCATGGCGCCAGAGCCGACGTCCACGTCGCGCCACTCGCCTGGAGCGATCGGGGTGTCGTCACCCTTGATGCGCAGACCGCGAGACTTCAGACCGCCGGGCAGGTTAGACAGTGTTCCTGCGTCCACCAACTGGCGCATGATGGAGGTTGCCGACTTGGCGAAGCCACCGATCAGGTGGAACAAGCCGAAGCCGTAGGGGCCAAAGCCGGGGATGTAGTTGTACTGGACGAAGTGTTGACGCTTGAGCTTGAGTTCGTCTTCTTCTTTCCAGTTCCGGCGGATGGCCAGCACGGTGTTCGTGCCACGGATGAGCGTGATGACGTACGGCAGTGCGATGCCGGTAGGCTCGCCGTCTTCCTCGTCCTCGAATCCGGGCAGGTCGAGGTCAACGCAGCACTCATATAGAACAAACCGCTCGTCGTTGATGTCGCTGAAGCCGGTCTCGCTGTCTTTGGCCTTCTGGATGTCGTCTTTGGTGTGTTCTGGCTCGCCAATATCGGTTTCGCAGTAGAAACCGGCCTGCTGGAGCTTCAAAATCTCGTTTTTTGTCTTGCGCATAACGTGCGTTACGCGGTACGACGAGCGTGCATCAGTGACGCCGTAGGGCAGCAAAATGTCTTCTGCGGGGATAAAAATCGAGCTTTGACGGTCTAAACTGGGGTCAAAGTACACTTTCTTGAACGCGCTGCCTGCTGCCGGCAGGTTCCACAGCATTCTCTCGTGCTCTGGCCTGAACTCCTGCATGCGCTCGGTCAACTGGTAGTTCATGTCGTCGACGACACGTGTGGCAGACTCTTTCTTCGCAGGCGTTTCTTTACCGATGATTTTGGCCTTGACTGGGCCTGCTGCCGGGAACGTCTCGGTGATCATCTCGCTTTGGAACCGCACCACTGCCTCAGTGATCATGGGGTGGAACACGCCGCAGGCACCGTTCCAGGGCTCTGTGCGCTCCTCATACTTGAGGCCCAGCAGCTTCAAGCCGTCGACGTAGGCTTGTTCCCAGTCCTTGCGGCTGCTGCGGTCGTTCTGAATGTCTGAGTCCAACTCAGAGGCCAGCGCCTGCATCTTGCCCGCGTCCATATACTCGGCGAGGTTGGCGTTGAAGTCTTCCGCACTGGGCTCTTTGGGCGTAATGGTGAGGTCTAGACCTCCAGCGTGGATGGAGACTTCTTCGGGATCAACGATCTCAATCTCGATCGGTTCCGCTTCTTCTTGCTCTAGACCTTGGGGGGCTTGGTACAGGCCCTTGTCCATGAAATTGGTAGCCATAAGGATCCTTAATAGTAGGCAGCAGAGCGCCGGCGAAATAACTGCGGCTCATCTTTGCGGTCAGACGATAGCGACACAAAGCCCCCGCGTCTATAGCGCGCCAGGGCCATTGAAACACAGTCTACGAAGTCATCGTGCTCGCCGTGAGGAAACTCCGCGCATTCATTTATCACCTCGAACGCCCAGCGGTGGTCTGGCGCCCAGACAACTTTATCGAACAGCATGGGTGCTACCGAGTTAACTCGCGCTCTCTTGTCGTTGGACACACCTGCGCCTGCGCGTGACGGGCTGTAGTCTTCAACAATCAGCTCCATCTGACGAAGCTCCTGGATGAGCGGGGCACCGGCGGCCTTCTTCTCGATCAGCAGACACTCGGGCTGCCACTCCTTGTACTCGTCCATCGCCTTTTGCTTGAGCTGTGGGAACTCCCAACGCCCCTTGACCGCGTTGAGCATGATGATCTCATGGCGGTTGGTTTCTTCGTTGAACCACACACCCCATGTAATACAGGCGCTAAAGTCATTATGACTCTTCGTGTCGTGCGCCGTATCCCAAACCTGGATCACAAACTCCACATCGGGCGGGTCGTCCTTCTCCCATATCTGCCACCACTCGCGCTTGAGGATGGCGCCTTCTTCCGAGGTGGGCTCCTGCATGTACTGAGCGGCCCAGAACTGGGGCTGCATACCGGCCTTCTTTGCCAGCAACTGATCCACGGGCCACTGCTCAGGCCACAAGCTCTTGCCAGACGGCAGGATGGCTGGGAACCGCACTTCAGTCCAAGGCGTGCTGTTGGGGTTGTTCTCTGCCCAGGCCAGCGCCCTGCCGATCGGATCCTTCTTACCCCAGCGTGTGCCGATCATAATAATGCGCCCGCCGGGCATCAAGCGCTGTATAGGGCCAACCTGCATGTACTCCCACGCCACGGAGAACGCATGATCGGGGTTGGCCAAGACCGACTGTTCCGAGACCAAGTCATCGACCACCAGAAGGTGGGCGCCGTGCCCAGCTACGTTAGCGCCGATACCGATGGCCAGATACTTGCCGCCTGCGGTCGTTGTCCAGTTGTCTGCCGCGCTCTTATCTTTAGAGACGGTGGTGTTGGGGAATATCTCCCGGTACGCTTTTGTGTCGAGCAGGTTGCGCACCTTACGCCCAAAGTCAGCGGAGAGCGCTGCCGTGTGGGTGGCCATCATAATGTGATGACTAGGCAAGTGCCCCAAGTACCACGCCACAAACATATAGGCGATCGTCTCCGACTTACCGAAGCGTGGGGGCATGCTGACCGTCAGCCGCGTCTCTTCACCGTCCCGCACTTTGTGCAGCAACGGCTTCATATAGCGGTGATGGGGGCCTTCTTTCCACTCAGGG